GGCGTGTAGGTATTAATATCTTCTTGTGACGAGAATCTTATAAACATTGGGTCTTGAGTTGTTTTATCTCCAATAGTTGTTTCTGTGCCAAAGAAAAGTAAGTGTCTATCTGGTGTTGATACCATACTAAATTGTGATGCTGTGGGTGCATTTGTAATAATTGTTGCTCTAGTATTGTTGGCAGCTGTCGGGTTTGAATCCCATTCAAAACTTTCGCCACCTGTTATTGTTGCAACAAGTTTGTTACCAAAATTATCTAATGACCATAGTCCAGGTGCAGTTACAACGTCACCTGATACAGCTGTGTTCCAACCTGCGTATCCTGAAGAGTCTCTTACTTCTGCTCCTGAAGAATGTATTGCTGCTGTTGTACCTGATGCTCCTCTTGTCAAACCTGTTAAAGTATTACTACTTACACCGGTGTAAGTAATTATTTCTGAACCTATAATAACTGTACCTGAAGATGGAAAAGATGATACACTTGCCATTGTTAAAGTTGTAACCGATGCATTAATTCCTGATGATAAAGTTGATGTAAATGTTGCAGCTTCTTGACCTCCCCATGAACCTAATCCCCAACCTGTTGATGCAACTTCTTGAGCTACCCCTACTGAAAAATAATGTTTAACTCTAATACCACCAGATGTACTTGCACCCGATCCTGATTCATTAGATGCCATAGTAAGTGTTACTGTACTAGATGTTGGAATAGAGGTTACTTGAAATTTGTTATCATCAAAATTTGCTGCATTAAAATTAGAGTTTGTTATAGAGGTAAAATTATCTAATAATAATATATCACCTTTTTCTACGTTGTGTGCTGATGCAAAAGTTAATGTTACAGTTGCTGATCCATTAGTTGTAGAAAATGCACTAGTTAAAGTTGTCGTAGATTTAATTGGGTGTATGTCATAAAAAATACCACCAGAATAAGCGTACAATATTCTATTAGTACCAAGCGCTGCATATTTAATACCTGATGTATTTACAAAATGGTGAATAGCTGTATTACGACCTGTAATATCTACTGAACCTAATTGTGCCCAGCCGCCTATTTTTTCTGGTAAGCCATATCTAAATCTAACATTATCACCATTAACCCACTGGCCTTCACCTTCAGTTGATGTGACTTGTTTATTAAAACCTGGTGCAAATTTTACTTTTTGTAACATAATTATTTTGCCGTTGCAGGCACTCCAGTTGATGTTACGAATGGTTGTTCAGCGAAAGCCATGTAAATGTATGTTTTACCAGAAAGATTAATATCTGGTTGTGCGCCTCTTAATTTAAAACCATTACTTAAAATATCAACATAAGCCTCATCACTTGCACCTTCTGAAGCATTATTGTTATTTGCATATAATCTAGGATTATTTGGGTTACGACCTAATCTTTTATTATCAAAAATACACCAACTACTAGTTCCATCAGTAGTTTTTTTAAGCATTACCCATGCTGGTTTAAATCCTAAATAAAAAAATGTTCCATCTGCATTTCCATTTCCAACATATGAGCCAAATTTTGAGTAGCCTTGTTTCTCTGCAAAACAATAAGCAATCACACTATTATCATTTGCGTTGTGATTATCATGATTTCCTAAAGTAAATACAGAAGATGTTGGAGAAGTATTATTCCACCAACCCGCATCTATATCTGCATACGCAGTAGTAAAGTAAATTGCTTTAGTATTACCCAGAGCTACGTGATAAATCATCCAATTTGTAGAATTTGTAGTCATATTTTTAATTATCATCATTTTTGGAATTGCTGATAAGTGATGTGGAATCGTATGACCACTAGACCCATTTCCAATATATTTTATAATTGAAAAACCTGCATCTGTATTTACTGAACCAGAGTATGCTTTAGCAGTTCCAGACCCACCAGAATTTCCAGATACTGCTGTTCCAGCTTTCCAGTTCCATGCTACATAAGTTTTAGTATTTTCATTTACTCCATTATCTGCAGCATTTGTAAATCCATCACTATCAAAAGAAGTCATTAAACCAGATAAAGTTTCTTCATCATCAGTTAAATCTGGATTTAATCTTTTTGTTACACCTCTTATTGTATCTGATACTGAATGAGATGATGTAGAATCTCGTTCTTTAATCCAAACCCAATTAGGTGAAAATCCAACACCAGAAATTGCATTAGAACTTCCTGTACCAGTATAAAGAACTGTATTAAAATATTCTCCTGGATCGTCTATATCTGTATAAGCCATTATCCATGCTCCGCTAGGTTTTTAGTACATAATGCAAAGTAGCCACTAGGTGGAGCATACTCAAAATTTCCAAATCCATTACCGTCAGCGACACCTGATGAAAGAGCAACAGTTGGATTACCAAAATTATATATAGCCGTTGCTGCTGGGTTACTACTATTGTCAAAAATAAGAGGAGACCACACACCATCATGTTGATTTGTTAATAATTGACTTGTTGGATTAGCAGCACCAGTTCCACTTGAACCACTTGCTGGATTTCCTGTTGTACTATCATCTGCTCCAATTTGTATTGTTCCATTTTTAGCAAAGTAAACAAACCCATTATCTAAATCCATCATACAACTTACAATATCATCATCGGCATAATCAGCAATACTTGTAGCAATTCCATTAACTCGACCAGAATTATCTTGTCCGTCTAATTGTCCGCTACAATATATAACACATCTTGCAGCTGTATTATTTTCTAAAGCTAAATTTATAGGTGATTGCATAGTTACAATACCTATACATGGATTGTTAGCTATTTTTGTCATTTCCCAATACCATTTTCCTCTAGATACTCCAAAGGTAGTTCTACCCCATTGTTGAATAAAATCTGCTGTTTCTCCTACAAATTTAAGATTACCTTCTGAAAGATTAACTTTAAAACCAGAATCAACTGGGTTTACTGTTGCAAAATTATTTGTGCAAGTATCAGTGCTTTGTTCTACTGCTGCTATATTACTTTCTGTAAAATCTGTTCCACCATTTGCGTCATTTCCCATGTTACCACTAGCTTCAAAATCTAAATAAAAACCATTCGTACCAAAAGTTAAACCAGATACATCTATGGGTTTCCATATTCCGCTATCTTCGTCAAATTCTCCGAAAGAATCTGCAGCAGCAGCAGTACCATCTAATTGTACTACCTCACACAAATAACCATCATAAAATAAATCTGATGTCTGTCTCTCTCCTATAATAATTTTATCATTATTCATAAAGATTTCGCCATCTTCTGTTAATGTATTAAAAGTATCAAAAGCTGTTTCTCGAACTCCATTAACATAAACTTTAACTCTATTAGCATTATCGGCTTCAGTAGAATCTATTGCAACTACAACATGATACCAAGCAGAAACATCCCGAAAAACTCTTGTTGTTATAAATTTAACATTAGCTCCATGTTGGATGTAAAGTTTATCAGCAGCTTGCCAACCAAATTGAAGTCTATCTGAATCAGAACCAGCATAATTTGCCCAATATCTTTGATCTGTTCCTATACCACTTCTTTTTAACCAAACACTTACCGTACCTATTGTATTTGAGCCACCAGATAAACTTGATTTACTCATAGCTGAACTACTTGCTCTATCAAACCTACATGAATTATCTACATTAAAACCACCTGCTAAAGTGTTTGCTGGAATAATAATAGACATATTAAGATCCTAATCTTGGGAATTCTCCTAATGGTCTTTCAATGACTTCAGGGTCCCCTTCATCAGCTGTATTTACATACGTGTATAAAGTTTCAATCGCTGGTGTATCAGATGCGTTAGTAATTAATGTTTCCATTGCTGCCCCTTTAGTTCTTACAGCTGCTCTTTTTGTTGTAATAGCTGAAGGCACGTCAGTATTTGCATCTGCTTTTCTTAATATATACCAGTCTGTATCTTGTAATATTCCAGCTACTTGTTGTTTAATAATTTTTATAAAGTTTGTTTTTAATCCAGGTATAACTACAACTGGATCAAGATCAGCTCCATCCTCATCAGTAGCATTTGCATTAGCATGAGCTTTTGCTGTAGCATCACCATACGCAGCTGTTACTGTGCCAGCATCTGCATCATAAGTATAAGTTTGATTTGTATTAATATAATACCTTTCATCTTTTTTATTACTATCATCAAATGTAATCTCTATAATACCTATTGCTGCTTTTTCACTTGCAGTCCATAGAGTAAAAATAGTTCTAGGGTATTGAATATCTCCAATAGTAATTCCTTTATTACCCCTTAAGTGTTTTGCTATTGAGCCGTCTGTTATAAGTGCGTACATAATATTATTATCCTATGCTACTGTTAAATTAAGATTTCTACCAACTTCAACCCATTTTGTTCCATTATACCTAAATGAAAATAGATCGCCTTTAGCACCTGTTGTTGTTGCTACAGGAGCTGTTTCACCTGGGAATTCAAAAATAGCATTCCAGGCAATCGTATTCGATCCTCCCGCATCTTGTATAGCAAGAATAGAAATAAATTGTCCTGCTGTTGGATTTGAAGGTGCATCAAAAGTTACGTTAGCTGTTAATACTACTTTAGCAACTGGAGATACTCTAACATCCCAATCTTGTGTAGCATCAAATGATAA